GTCGGCAGCGACTTCGTTATCGACATCATCAATCCGGTCGAGTACGCCTCCTATGTGGAGTACGGACACCGTACTTCAAACCACAAGAACTGGGTGGAGGGTAAGTTCATGCTGACACTCAGCGCAAAAGAGGTGCAGGACATGGCGCCGCGTATTCTCGAACGCAAGCTGGCGGACTATCTGCGGAGGGGTTTCAGTTGAATGTTGGAGCAATCACAAGCGCGGTTTCGACCGCCGTTTACAACGCTTTCGGCGATGGGTACGAGATTTACACTGACCGTGTGACACAGGGACTGCATGAACCGTGTTTTCTGGTTTCGTGTCTGTCCGGTACGCGCGGCGTAGACCTCGGCAGAAGATACGCACGAACTGCTCAGTTTTCTGTGCAGTATTTCCCTCGTGTTGAGGGCGACAGCGCGGAAATCAACGACGTGCTTGAACGTCTGTTGGAGGCGCTGGAAACCATCGAGGTGGACGGTCGTCTGCTGCACGGCAAGGACATCACCGGCACGCCGCACGACGGTATGCTGACCGTCACCGCAAGCTATGACGGCTTTGTACTGCATGAGGAGGAACAGACCGAAATGCAGTCCGTCACCACGCAGACGAGCGCAAAGGAGTAACTATGACCAGAAAAACCAAGAACGAACCGCGGTTCTCTCGGAATGCGCTGCTGCATTCTGAACTTTTCCGGCACGAGAAAGACCTCATCTGTGCGCTGATCGCGTCGGACGAGTATTGCACCGTGCAGGAAGTGCAGGACCGCATCAACAAATACAAGAAAGGAAAGGTGACCTGATATGGCACTTGGCGGCGGTATTTTTACCACGCAGAACAAGGTGCTGCCCGGCAGCTACATCAATTTCGTGTCGGCGAGCAAGGCAAGCGCCAACCTCAGTGACCGCGGCATTGCAACTATGCCGCTTGAACTGGACTGGGGTACTGACAATGCTGTATTTGAAGTAACCCCTGCGGACTTTCAGAAGAACAGCCTTGCCATTTTCGGCTATCCGTTCACCCACGACAAGCTGAAGGGTTTGCGTGAGGTGATGGACAAGGTGCGCACGCTGTACGCCTACAAGCTGACCAGCGCGGGTGCAAAGGCAGCGAACACCTATGCTACGGCGAAGTGCTGCGGTGTACGTGGTAATGACCTGAAGGTTGTTATTGGTGCGAATGTAGACGCGCCTGAGAAGTTTGACGTTAGTCTGTACCTCGGTACGACGCTGGTCGATACGCAGACCGGCGTTGCAAAGGCGGCAGACCTCGTGGACAACGACTACGTTGTCTGGGAAGATGGCGCGTCCCTTGCCGAAACGGCGGGCACGGCGCTTTCTGGCGGCACGAACGGTACTGTTGACGGTACGGCCCACCAGAAATATCTGGACAAGATTGAGCCGTACACCTACAACACGATGGGTGTTGTCACGACCGACGAAACCACCAAGTCCCTGTACGCTGCGTTCGTCAAGCGCATGCGTGAGGACGTCGGTGCGAAGTTCCAGTGCGTGCTCTATAACAAGGCAGCCGACTACGAGGGCGTTATCAACGTCAAGAACCGTGTGCTGGACGAGGGCGCAAGCGAGGCGTCCCTTGTGTACTGGGTGACCGGTGCGGAGGCGGCGTGTGCCATCAATAAGAGCCTGCTGAACGTCAAGTACGACGGCGCTTATACCGTGGGTACTGACTACAAGCAGAGTGAGCTGGAGGGCTTTATTCGCTCCGGCGTGTTCGCGATGCACAACGTATCCGGCGAAACCCGTGTGCTCTCGGACATCAACAGCTTTGTGTCCGACACCGAGGGCAAGAGCAAGGAAATCTTCGGTGACAACCAGTGTATCCGCGTTATGGATCAGATCGCAAACGACATTGCGGTGCTGTTCAACACGCGCTATCTCGGCAAGGTGCCGAATGATGCAAGCGGCCGCGTAAGTCTGTGGAACGACATCGTAAAGCACCACCAGCAGCTCGAGGACCTGCGTGCCATCGAGAATTTCTCGGCGGACGACGTGCAGGTAGAACAGGGCGATGCCAAGAACAGCGTTGCGGTGCAGGACGCCGTTACCATCGTGTGTGCGATGGCCAAGCTGTACATGACCGTCACCGTATCGTAAAGGAGGGAACAAGGTATGGCTTATATGCCTGCAAATGATGCGCCGTCCGCCAAGCTGGCGACGGCCTACGTCACCATTGACGGCAACCGTTACGCCTGCCTGATGGCAAAGAGCTTTGAGGGCAAGATGAACGTGGAGACCAAGGAAGTACCGGCTCTGGGACGCACTGTAAAGGGCGTGAAGGCAGTTGGCGCGAGCATTAAGTTCTCCATGGTCGTCTACAAGGTGACGGAGATCTTCGACGAGCTGATGGAGCGCTACAAGAATACCGGTCTGCTGCCGACATTCGACATTCAGACCACGAACGAAGACCCGGCGACGTCCATCGGCCGCTCGACCAAGATCTACACTGACTGCGTGATCGATGGCGATGTGCTGCTGAGTATGTTCGATGCCGACGGCGATTTTGTCGAGCAGACCATCGAGGGCTACGCACAGGATTTCAGCCGTCCGGAGAAGTACACCAACCCGTCTTATATGTAAACCCGATATACCCCTGTCTAACCGGATAGGGGTATTTTTATGGAGAAAGGAACCGATATGTCGAATTTCAGCGCTTTTATGAAAAGCAACAAAAAGCAGCGCCCGAACGAGCTTTACGCCGCTACGAAGTCCCTGACCGACGGAAACGGTGTACCGCTGCTGTGGGAGCTGCGCCCGGTCACCACCCGTGAGAATGAGGCGATCCGCGAGCAGTGCACCACCGAGGTGCAGGTGCCGGGCAAGCCGGGTATGTACCGTCAGCGCGTCGATACCTCGGAGTACCAGGCAAAGCTGATGGCGGCGGCTGTCGTTACGCCTAATCTGAACGACGCAGAACTGCAGGACAGCTACGGTGTGATGAGCGCCGAGGAGCTGCTCAAGGAAATGCTGGACGATGCGGGCGAGTATACCGAGCTTGCTGTCAAAGTGCAGCAGATTTCCGGCTTTACCACTCTCGCAGAGGACGTTGAAACCGCAAAAAACTGATCGAGGCAGAGGATACGGAGACCTGCTTTGCTCTGTATGCTCTGCACCAGCTGCATATTCTGCCGTCTGATTTCCTCGCGCTCGACCAGAAAGACAAGGCGTTCATCATCGCCGCGGCTATGGAAAAGGCGAAACAGGAAAAAGCCGAGATGGCAAAGATCAAGAGTAAGAGGTGATTTTTCGTGGCAAGCATTATGACGGCCGTAAAACTGAATGACCAGATGACTGCACCGCTGCGGAACATCACCAATGCGGTCAACATGATGCTCTCGAGCTGGGAGAGCCTTGACAGCGCCACCGCCGGCGGTCTGGATATGGGCGACGTTGCCGCGATCCGCACGCAGCTGCACGAGGCAACGACCGCCCTTGACCAGCTCGGAAACGAGCAGCAGGAGTTTAACAGCAAAGTCGAACGCGGCTCTGATGCGCTGAGTGGTATGGCGGGTAAGATCGCCGGTATGGCTGCGGGTTATCTTAGCTTGCAAGGTGCGATGAACACCGTTAAGAACGGCATTGATTACGCCTCCGACCTTGCCGAAGTGCAGAACGTCGTGGATGTATCGTTCGGCAAATCGGCAGCATCCATTAACGACTGGTCGCAGAAGGCTCTGGAAGCCTACGGTTTGAACGAGGTTACCGCAAAACGCTATAACGGCACGCTCGGTGCGATGCTGAAATCTACCGGCGTGACGGGTGACAGTGTTGTGGATATGTCGGAAAAGCTGACGGGTTTAGCCGGCGATATGGCATCGTTCAACAACCTCGACACCAACGCGGCGTTCGAGAAGATTCGCTCCGGTATTTCGGGCGAGACTGAACCGCTCAAACAGCTCGGCATCAATATGTCGGTCGCCAATCTGGAGGCCTACGCGCTGTCGCAGGGTATTACGACCGCGTACGATAAAATGTCGCAGGCGGAGCAGACCATGCTGCGCTATAACTATCTGATGAGTGTTACCTCGGACGCCCAGGGCGACTTTGCCCGAACGTCCGACAGCTGGGCGAACCAGACGCGACTGCTCAGCGAGAACTGGACGGAGTTTGTCGGCAAAATGGCGGC